CATTACTTTTTAGATTTTTTAGCGTAGTTAGGGTCTTTACAATATTTACTTGCAGCCATGTTTGCATAAGCTGAAGGGTATCTATCGAATGTTCTTTTAGCCCAAGCAATCCCTGCAGGACATATCTTATTCTTTTTTGTTCTACCTTTTGTTGCCATACTACCTTGGGTTAAATTCAGCTAAGTCAAAACCGTCTAAACTATCCTCATTAGATTCAAAGTTCTGAGGAGGTAAATTGTTCTTACGCTGATTTATTAATTTACTCTGCTCTGTGTTCTGCTGACTAATACGAGCTGATTTAGCGTCCTCTCTTTGAGACTCTCTTTGGTTTAAAGCCTCCTCAGATATACCTTGTAGCCGCATGTTAAGACTAAACTCCTTATCCATTAGCATGGATTTAAGCTGAGCCTCATTATTCATTTTCTCAATTTCAAAAGCTATCTCAGCTTGCTTGAGTTGCATCTTAGCTTGACTCTCGGCTTGCATCTTTTGCATAGCAACTTGAGCCGCCATCTCTTGAGATTTTAATTGCTGTTGAGCCGTCATAGCCTGCTTCTGCATCGCCATCTTCTCATCACGCTCTTGCTTCTTAATTCTCTTAACCTTCAGTAATTGGTTTGCTAACTTTAAATTTCTTATCTCTCTAATATCAATAGCATCCTCTAGGTTTATATCGCCCTTAGATAAAGCCATCTGTATGTTCTGCTCAAGTTGAGCTTTTTCCTCTTCATCAGGAGATACCTCTATAAAAACTCCAAAGTCATAAATGTATAAACTGTTAATCTCGTTTAGGATAGATACGTTGTATTTACCTATCTGATTAACAAACTCATCCTTAAAGTCAGCGTACTCTAGTATATCAGAAACCCTGTACGTTAAAGCTTCAGCTAATGTTTTATACATATAAAGGCTACCATCTAGAATGTGCCTTGTAGCTGTGTTAGAATTTAACGCTGCTAATTTTTGTACACCAACCAAGGAATTAGGGTCGGGCGTAGAGCCGTCTCTCGCTTCATTTAAGCCTGTTACAGCTCGAATCATTCCTAAGTAATGGTTATAGTTACCAATAAGCATTTGCGTTTTACTAGCGCCTGAATTTGATGTTAGCTGCTGAATAGGAACTTTACCTTGATTGTAGTCACCATCCTGCGTATAGCTCCTACCAATCACACTACCTGTTTGGAAGTATAGTCTTAAAGCATCTTCAGGGTTATACGCACTACCCGTACCAAGGTCTACCTCATTCAATCCATCCGCATCAATATAAACACCATCAGGGACAACTCTTGATATTACCTGCTGAAGTTTTAAGTGAGTCATTTGAATCAAATCAGCAAAAGGAATCATCCTTCTAACCAATGACTCAATATTTCCTTTATACATTCTAGGAGCTACAGCCACATAATTAGGGATAGCGTGCTGACTAGCAGACTTAGGCCTGACCATATTCTCAGCCATCTCCCATTTTAGTAAGATGTTTGTTCCCATAACCATAACGCCTTCGTACCAAACGTCAATAGTTTTTTCTACCTTCTCGAAGTTGCCCTCATCCATCATCTCCACAGGTGGATTAAATTGGTCATCCTTCTCAATCATCTTAGAGCCACCATTGTCGTACATTTTCTTTTTGTAAACAATCTTCTTAGTGGTCTTATAATTGAAATACATTAACGTAGCAGTATCCTTATAAAAAATATCATTCTCATAAAACTGAGCTGTATTATAATAATCATACCAACTTTGACTGTACTGAGATATTTTTTCAAGGTCTTGGTTAGTAAGTGTAGGGTCAATCTTAATTAACTCAACAATAGGTACGGTTTTAATCTCACCCCAATAAAAACAATCTTTGAAGTGCGGGTCTTCGGTGTAGCTATACACTACATTCGCAGGGTCTACATAGCTTACCTGAACTCCTGCGCCCGGTAGAAACTCATGCTTTGCTATACCTATACCTAATACAGTAAGGTCATAGTCAAATCTTTTTCGTAAGTCTGCGTACTTATTTTCTGAGAATAAAGTGTCAATAGCAGTCTCCTCTGCTATCTCAATAGCAGGCTTGTAGTTTAAGTTCATGTACAAGGAAAGCTCCTCGTCATTCTCAGGTAAGTCATCAGGCTCCATAGTAAACGGATTCATACCTGTATTCTTCTGTATCGTCTCAAGGATTGGTTTAGCAACCATCTGCCCTTGAATCATTTCCTGAAACTTACTTCTATTCTCTTGTGATATTGCGTCCTCAGCATAAGCCTTAACCTTAAAAAGTCTGTCAGACATTCCGTTAACAACGATGTCTACAAACTTAGGTAGGATAGGTACAGGAGTCCAATCAAGGTTTAAATATGAAAGGTCACCATCGACAGCAAGCTCAGTCTTATATTTAGCAACAGACTGCTCGCCCCTTGCGTATAACCTTAGCCTGTGAAAGTCTCTCCATTGGTCGTAGTATCTACATGAATTACCATCTCTCTTGAACCATTCGTACTGTATTGCTTGACCTATCTGTATCCCAAACTCTTCAGTTGCTTTTTCTGCATCTGAAACAAATTGACTAGGAAAACCTGCAGCCGATATGTTTACATTTACCTCTTTCATCTATCTTAGTAATTCACTGATTGACCCTTTGTTATTGTATCTAGCAAAGGTAACACTTATTTTTGACTGTTTTTGTTCGGGCTGATACGAGCTTTTCTGATTGGCCATAATAGCTAACCCTGAACTAATCGAAGCATCAAACTTTGTTCTATTGTTAATATCAAACCTAGCCCAATCCTCAAGAGTTCTAGCGAAAGGCATTGAGCCCATTTCATCAGAATCTCTATATGCGCCACTCATATCTATACCTACATGCTTCTCTATATAAGACTCAATAGCTGAAGCGTGTGATTGCTTTACATCCTCAGACGAGTTAGGTATTCCCCCTAGCTCTTTCTCTGTTTTTGAGAGCTTATTAAACACCTTATCAGGCCTGTTCATTGAGTACCCTCTGTAACCTCTATTCTTAAAGTGATACAAGAGTCTTGGCTTGTTGTTCTCACATAGAAGTGGCATACCGTAGAATATACACGCCATTAGAACCTCCTCAAAGAATATCTCTGCAGTCTGCGGCCTAGCTATATACTCCAAAAAAAATTCATTGCTAGGGGCCTCATCCATATTAAACTTAGTAAGTCCATGCAAAGAGCCGTTAGACCCTTTACCGCCTACCGTTCCTGATATGTCATAGGAGTCACACCCAAATGAACCTATATGCTCATTACCCGGGTACTTATTGCCTCTCTTGCTTACAGACCTATTCTGAAGATTTTTATTAGGAATCCAACTTACCAAGAACCTGCCGCGAGTGTCAGGACTAAATACAACCTCAGTATCCTTTACTCCTCCCTTCCAATGAAATGAGCCACGAGTTACGTGGTGCTCTGTAATCAATGAGTCGTTATAGTCTATCTGTTGGTATATCTTAGTAAGGTTAAATAACGACGACTTGCTCTCATCTCTAAAAGCGTGCGACTCTGTTCTAGGAAACTGTCTATAGAATTCATTTAAAGCATCAGCGTCACTTTTAAGTGACTCAACCTCAGCCTCCCAATAATCTACAGCCCCATTACTTATCATCTCACCATCAACACCTAGCACAGGCTTCTTGGGTTTTTTAAATACAGGCATCCCATATCTATCAATAAAGCCCTCCATGTTCCACTCCATAGGAATAAACAATGCATACATGCCACTCTTAGTTTGCCCGTTAGCGTTTCTAGTATTTACATCAGAGTCTTCGTAAAGTTTCTTGAAGTTGTTACCACCCTTAGATAAAGCGTTGGATGTAGAACCCATCATACACTTACCAATAATCTTACTACCCAAACGTAGACACGTTTTTGTTACACGCCAATTGTTTAAGATGTTGTTCGGCTTAATCCACTTACCACTCTCATCATGTACTAATAGTAATAATTTTTCACCATCATACGAGTTATCATCCGTATTCTTCCAATCTATTGTGGTGTCTAACCCTTCAAGCTCCTCAGCTTCAGTGTCGTACATATTCTTCTTAGTAATCTTAGACGCAGGAATTCTAAAGGCAAGCTCTGTCTTAGGCTTATCCATACCGTCCATGATTGGCTTGAAAAAGAAAGGTAGCCTACTATTAATAGGAACAACCTTATCGGTAAACATTTTCTTAGCATCCGAACCTGTTTTAGATAGTATACCTACCCTAGAGTCTTTTGCTAATGTACCCGTATTAACTGCTTCTGAGGACCCCATAAAAGAAAATCCTGAACGTCTTATCTTAAGGTATGTCATACCAAAAGAACGCTTGTCGGCTTTTGATGCCTCCCAAAAAATAAAGAATATTCTGTTAGCTTCTCGATAGTCGGGATAACCTACATCTATACTAGTCCATTGAAGATACATATAGTGTGAACCTGTTATGTAGGTCGGGTCACCATGATTCATAAACCAATGTCCCTCCTCCCTTCTATCAAACTCAGACTCTATATAGTCAACCCATCTATCCTTAAAAGGTGACGGCATCTCATTCCATTGAAATATAGAGTTTATTTTTTGTAGTTCTTTTGGAAACTCTTGACGCTCCCAATACTGCTGTGATTTTGCGCTATTCCTTTTATGGCAATCCTTAGGTGCAGGCGGTAATCCTATTCTTAGTCCTGAGACTTCAACTACCTCACCTACCTGCCCTGTCTTAGAAATGTTTACGAAGTCATACTCTTCGTTGTACCCATACAACCAACTTCGGCTACCATTCTTTTTTGATAGCGGCCTTGATGGAATGTAATCGGGAATAACACGATATAAGTTATTTTGACCTTCGTTCTGCAAATCCTTGTTTAGTGTCTGTTCTATTAGGGCCTTTAGATTCTATATCTAAAGTTTCCTGCTCGCTGTCAATTCTTTTTAATATCTCAAAAGCATCGAATATAGAAAGCTTCTTTGATGCCGCTGCGTTCTTTAACTTATCCGCCGCAAGCTCATCCATAGGGTCGGGCTTTATAATATCCTCCTTAGCAACTTTAATAAGCTGCTTTACAGCCTTATAACCCGCTTCTATAATTTCCTTACGTAAATCTTTTGATTCCATACTATAACTTCATGGTTACCTGATGGTCGAATACTCTGTAAAGGGTTTTATCGTCTACCTTAAACTCGTACTCACTATCAGGGCTGAAGGTAACCAAGTCACCTTCCTTTATGTCCTTTGACTTTAAGTAATCGTTAGGGTACTTAACGCGACCTATTAAGGGCTCGTACTTACACGACTTATCTATAAAGGTTTCTACAACTGCTACAGGCTCTATAAAACAAAACCTATCGTGGCTATTCCATTTACCATCCTGCTTGTATAAATAAAATTGGTCGTTATCTACAAAGAACAAGTCATCCTTAAAGTAACTCTTACCGCTCTTACGTCTACCCTTTATGTCGTTGTAGAACTTAAACACGTTGTGGTGTACAAGCAGTGTATCCCCAATCTTTATATCCCCTGTATATCCTACAGGTGTCTCGACAACAATAGCCTCTCGGTTAGAGAACTTATGGTCTTCCTCTGATGTGCTAACCACAAACTCCATCCCACCAATACTCTTGGTGTTGTTATATCTCTTCCCTTCTAAAGGGCGTACAATAAAATTAAATGGAGACTTCATTACGACCCACAGGCTTCACAGTCCTCGTCATCAATGCTGCAAGCATCAGGCTGCTCTTTATCTTCTAAGTTGTTTACCCACGAATCAAACGTATCTTTTGCTGACTCTTCTGATTTTTTAAGTTGCTCTAGGGCATCTTTTTGGTCTTCGCTCATCTTAAAAATTTATATTGTACTCGATTGAAATTGGCATATTTGAATTAAACTCTTTCCAAAGAAGAACCTCGTCCTCTCTTTGAATCCAAACCTTTATAGATTGAGAGTCCTTATCCTGTTGAATAAGGTGTATCTTGTGAGAGCCATTAAGTATATCCTGCCCTACAAGGTAATGCATAGCTCCCGACTTGTAGTCAGGGCCTACAGATATTTTTCTAATATCCATAACTCTAGAATGTAGATAAAGCTACTCTTCTCCAAGTATCAGTGGCCACACATATATATAAATGTGTTTCGTTTGCAGCAATCTGACCTTTAGTTCCTGTTGATGTTAAAGTCGAGGGAATACTAGCACTATTAAATAAAGCTAACAAACTACCTATTGTAAAGTTTTTAGTAGCATTAGAATCTGAAATTTCCGTACCTATTAACTTGTCTGTTAATTCTGCAGGAGATGCTTGGTTATATGAGCTAATTTTTGGCATATCTTATTTTTTTTCAGAAGGCTTTACCTCCCCGGTTTTCATATCTATTACTGAGTCTTGACCGTACTTCTTTATCAATAAATCCTCGAAAGATTTTGACTCCTTCTGAATCATTGTAACCTGCATCATTAAAGCTTGTTGACGTAAGACAGTTTCTCCCAACTGCATCTTACATTCATTGTACTTCTTCATAGACTCTTGTAGCGTGTCTAACTCTTGTTGTTCTAACTTTTTCATTTGATTTAATTTAGTACAGCAAAGATACAAATTAATTTTTCATGGTTTACTTTTTTGAAGAGCCACCAAAGAAAAAATCAATTATCGTATTTACCTTACTACTCATAGCACCAAACACTGTACTAATAAATCCAATCTCGTAATCTGAAAGCTCTAGTGTGTTAAGTACAAAATACTTAAACATCGTGTAAGATAAAAAGAAATAGGCTGCTGTAAATATTATCGCTAATACCTTCTGTATAATAGCATCATCTTTATATATCTCTCGTGCACTATCTCGGTCTTTAACCTCGAGCTCAAACATTTCTTTTTCATGATTCTTAACAACCTTTTCAAATTGTTGCTTAAGCTGTATTCTTTCTTCATCTGTAGTAACTACTTCGTCAATAATTGTAGAAGCTTGTCCTACGAGGCTTTGTATAATTGTTTTTATCATAATGCTTTTATGTTATCGCTTGGGTGTCTGTAAGCCGTCTTGTTCTTATCGTCTTTATAAGCCTCTAAGACTTGCTTACGATTTTTAGTATCGCTATACGATATGTGAATCCAAGAAAAATCGAACTCATTAATCATTTGGTCGAACTCAATGTCGTTATCTAGAATATAGTCGTAAATTTTTTTATTATCCATCTGACCTTTTGACCAATGTTGGATGTCCACCGCTTGACCCTTACAATGCTGACTGCGAGAGCTTCCGCCAATCGCCTCATTGAGTGTCGGGTTGCGATAACCACTACTAACCCTGATAGCACCAACCCCATCACGAACAGGCTGTACCACACCTCGGATAAGGAGTTGGAGATTCTTAAGATGGTCTTTCGTAGGTTCATTCTTTATCCCTAATCTTTTAGCTGTATTGCTATGCGTTATTTCAGACAATACAAAGTTCTTACTTAATCTCATCTACTTGATTTTTTGCTTGGGTTATTTCTAATTCTTTTACCACAGTTCTTAGGTAGTCTACATCTTTTTGAAGATACGAAATTCTAAGGTCTTGTTTTGCGTCATCAGGCAATGCACCCATCTCACCACGAGGCCACTTAGTTCTAAACTCATCATTAAGTTCTACGTGCTCCTGCATACGATATACATCTAACTGTAGTTGAGCTATAGACGCTGTAAGAGTAAACCATATACCCGCTAAAGATACTATCCCAACAATAATACTGACAAGTGATTTTATGTCTAAGTTAATTTTTGAGCCTTCCGATATGTTTAACTTATCTTCCTCCACAATAAACGTAGCTTAATATTACTGTTGATAATACTACTGATGAGCAAATGGTAATCATTGTTTTTGAATTAACTTTTCTTTAATAAGCTTTATGTCATCCTTTATTTCGGATACATCCTCCTGAGTAGACATAATAGTCTGACGAATCAGTTGGTCCTTCATATCGAACTCTATCCTTGTAATCTCGGGGTCAGTAGGTTTAGGTAACTCTCTTGCCTCTGCTATATCATTCTGCAAAGTAAACCACATCGCTACTAGAGTAAATATAAAAAATCCTACCATCCCAAGGGATTCAAAGGTTAAACTAATATCTGTATCCTTTCCTAATTTCATTAGCTTACCATTTTGTTTTATTAGCCCAATACGCTGCAGAGCATTTCCCTTTAGCTATGTTCTTTGCATGACGAGCCTTAAAAGATTTTCTTTTAGCTCTCATCTTACTCCCTTCTCCTGCCTTAGGCTTTCCTGCCGTGCTAGCACCTTGCTCACCAAATCGAATAGTTTTTATCTTACCGTTGCAGTTTGTAACCACGACGTGTGACTTGCTCTTGTGAGACGGAGTTCTCTTAGGTTTGTTTAAACCTCTAACACCTGCTCTTTTTATGGCTGACTCTTTCTTAGCTTTATTTATCATACGTAAATAATTTCGTAATCCCCGAATGTTGTGTTAGTATTCCAATTCATTATCTCGAAGCGTTAGGGTTATAAAAAAATGTTGCGTCTACTTCTATTCCTAACCCACCGCCAACAGGATTAGTTGGAAAGATAAAATTCAAGTATCCTTGGTTTGTTATTGTTGAGCCTCCCGGTCCTGCAGATATAAAGCCTTTTCCTACTAAAACTGACGCAGGAATATCAAACGAATGCCACTTACCGTCTCTTGGTAAATAATAATCTTCAGAACCTCCTTGTGATGAGCCAAATGATAACTTAGCTTGACTATTATTTATGCCGCCTAACTCTAACTCAAATACAAAGTCTTGAGTCGCCTTAAGAGCTACATGAAAATTAAATGTAGTAGAACCAAAATTTAAAGGAACTAACACAGGTGTACTTCCGACAGCATATCCACCGCCACCCCATCCTTGAGCTCCCGTTGTTTGAATGCTTACCCAACCTGTACTTGAGGTGTTATAAAAGCTATTGCCTGAATAAGGCTTATTCTCTATAGTACCACTAAAATAGTTAAAAACTCTATTTGGATTTGGGGGTCCTTGAGGCCAAAGTTCTTGGGTAATTTGATTACGTAAAAAGTCACCACCTACCTGCTCAAGAATATGAACAAAGTAGCCATCCTTAAACAGCTCCTCTCCTGCACCCCAAGTATTTGACAGTAGTCCATTACCCGCACCTATACCTATGCCATTACCCGTTCCTATCATACTACCAAAGGGCTACAATGTTCTGCGCGTCTGTTCCTGTTGACATAACCTTAAGAACCTGAACAGGTATAAATGAACCTGTAGGCACTCCTGTAAACTGAACAACGTCACCGCCAACAGTCTCTACAGTTAGGTTACCTGCAAGGCCTACATAAAGAGTGCAGCCGTTGTTTTTAATACCTTCAGCAATTCTGTAAACCGCATAAGGCGTACCTGTTGGTACAACACTTGAGCCGGAGATATTTATATACGAATTACCGTTAAAACCTAAAACAGTAGCTACAAAATTATCTGCAACAACAATGTCACCTACCTCAACACCTAGTGAGGGAAAGTTTTTAGTGTTATCGGCAAGATGATATCCGGGAGGGCCTAAAGGCGATGTACTTACCCCGGATACACTGTTTTGAATTGCAGCTATTTGAGGTATCTCAAAATTATCATTTGGTACTATTGGTAGCGCTCTACCGACTTGTAATCTTTGATATGCCATTATTTGTTTTTGTTATAGGGGAACGCCCTGTTTAATGTATCCTTTCTTTTACCACAGCCACAGTCTTTCCCTGTAACCTTCTCCACCTGCTGAACAACCTTCTTAATACCGGTTGCCTTAGTGAACTTTTCTATTGAATCTCCT